AAAAGACGCGCAAAGCGTAGGAGAAATCAATGAGATTTAAAGTAGAAGGCACAACTAATGCTGCCCCGACTACTACTGGTACAGCTACAACAGTTGAAAGTGCATCTGAGGTGTCTTGTTTTAATAACAGTACCACAGCATATGCAGTAGCAATAGTAACAGCAGCGAGTGGCACAGTAGTTGGAAACATTACAATGGCTGGTGGAGAAAGGTTAATACTTAAAAAAGAACCTACTTGGGCACTGTACGCAGCAAACGCTGCAATAATGCTTACACCAGTAAACACTAGAGTATAACCAATAGAGAAATAAATGTTTGAAAGCGATAAAGCACATGAAAAGGACGGCAGAGAGCTATGGCTTAATGAAAATGTGGTCAGTGCTTCAACGTTCTTAGCAGCAATTCATATGAAGGAGCGTAAACGTGAACTCAATGAAAGAGAGGTTGATATGAAAAATCTAGCTCTCGCTTATTTATTTCTTTATAATGTAGTAGAGGAACATAACCTACTCGAAGGCGTGGAAAGTTTCTTTACAAAAGAGACGATCCACTAATGCTAGAGATAAGTAGAAAAGACATAGAAAAGAGTGATTTAATGGACTTTGGAGAAGAAAGGTTTATTAAACTCCCCATTGATGGGTATATGGATTTACTAGGGATTGAACCTAATAGCACTCAGATGGCTATTATTAACTCAATAAATAATCCTAAATACAGGTTTATTTCTGCCGCAGTAGCTCGTAGACAAGGAAAAACATATATTGCCAATGTAATTGGACAATTAGTTTGTTTAGTACCTGGGTGTAATGTGCTACTTATGTCACCTAACTACTCATTATCACAAATTTCCTTTGATTTACAGAGGAATCTTATCAAACACTTTGATTTAGAAGTTATCAGAGATAACGCTAAGGACAAAGTAATCGAACTATCCAATCATTCTACAATTCGTATGGGATCAATAAATCAAGTTGACTCCACGGTAGGTCGATCCTATGATTTAATCATTTTTGACGAGGCTGCACTAGTAGACGGCAGAGATGCCTTCAATATAGCACTTCGTCCTACACTAGATAAAGAAAATTCAAAAGCACTGTTTATTTCTACTCCTCGGGGAAGGAATAATTGGTTTTCAGAATTTTACTATAGAGGATATAGTGAGGAGTATCCTGAATGGGCTTCTGTTAGAGCAACCTATCATGAAAATCCTAGAATTTCAGAGATAGATATTGAAGAAGCTAGAAAGACCATGTCAGAAGCTGAATTTAATCAGGAATACATGGCAGATTTTAATACCTATGAAGGGCAGGTATGGGCATTTGATTTAGAGAAATGCCAACAAGACCTTTCAGAGTTAGAAACAAACAAAATGGATATCTTTGCAGGAATGGACGTTGGATTTAAAGACCCTACGGCTTTCTGTGTAATAGGGTATCATTGGGAAAAAGAGATTTATTATCTACTAGATGAATATCTCAATTCTGAAAGAACTACAGAAGAACATGCTGAAAAAATTAGAGAAAAGATCAATAAATGGGACATTGATTACATTTATATAGATTCAGCCGCACAGCAAACACGATTCGATTTAGCGCAAAATTACGATATTAGTACTATAAATGCAAAGAAATCCGTCCTTGACGGGATAGGGCAAGTAGCGGGAATAGTGGATAACAACAAACTAATAGTTGATCAAAAATGTAAAGAAACTCTGATCTCCTTGGACCAGTACCAGTGGGATCCGAATCCGAATTTATTGAAAGAGAAACCAAAGCATAACTACGCGTCGCATATGGCTGATGCATTACGGTATGCGCTGTACTCGTTCGAAACAACTGCCACTACATTCTAGTAACCACCGAGTCAAAAATAGTTCTTGACATTAGTCCCAAATTTTAGTATAATTTAAAGAGTAGTAAAAGTTATGACATTAAAGAGAGATCTTGTAAAGTATGTTCGGGATAAGGCTAAGTCTAAATACAATAAAGGGACGGAATGCTACATCTGTGGAGCAACAGAGAACTTAGATTTTCATCATTTCAACGGATTAACAGAGTTGTTAGAATCTTGGTTGAAAAAGAAACAAATCCAAGTAACAGAAGAAAAGGACATTTTAAACCTTCGAGAGCAATTTATTGCAGAACACAGAATAGAACTTTATGATGAGGCTGTTACTCTATGTCACGAACATCATTTGAGGTTACACTCCATCTACAGTAAACGACCAAAACTGGTAACAGCAAAGAAACAAATTAGATGGGTGGAAATACAGAGAGACAAACATGGCATGGTATGACAGATTTATAGGAAGAACGGCAGTAGTAGATGAGGAGAAGGAAAACCCTTCTCAGTATCTTATTGCCCGTGACGAAGGCTTTGATATTGGGTCTCGTGAAGTCATAACTAACTATAGAAATGCTTATGAACAATTAGAGGTAGTAAACCGCGCAGTTAACATGATAGTGGACGACGCTGCGGATATACCGTTTGACATAGGTGAGCCAGTACAGGGAGTTACTAACATTATAAAGAATATTAGACGATCTAAAGTCGATATTCTACTTAATAAACAACCTAACCCCTTTCAGGATATAAATTCGTTTAAAAGAAATTTAATTATCGATTTACTACTAGATGGTAATATCTTTGTTTATTTCGACGGAGCACATTTATATCATCTACCGGCAGAGCACGTTACAATCGAAACTGATGAAGTAGATTACGTTAGAAAGTATACTTACGATCACAGTATTGATTATACACCTAAAGAGATAATACATATCAAAGAAAACAGTTTCAACTCTATTTATAGAGGTGTTCCTAGACTCAAACCAGCATGGAGAACCATGCAGTTACTAGGAAGTATGAGACGATTCCAAGATAATTTCTTTAAAAATGGAGCAGTGCCCGGTTTAGTACTTAAGTCCCCTAACACTCTTTCCGAGAAAATCAAAGAAAGAATGTTACAGGCTTGGGTTGCTAGATATAACCCACAATCAGGAGGTCGTAGACCGTTATTCCTAGATGGTGGATTAGAAGTGGAAAATTTGACAGAAGTCAATTTTAAGGATTTAGATTTTCAGCAAGCAATTGCTTCAAATGAAAAGATAATCCTCGAAGCGATGGGTATACCGCCCATTTTATTAGACGGTGGTAACAATGCGAACATTCGTCCGAATCACCGATTATATTACTTAGAAACCATACTACCAATTATTAGAAAATTTGGGTATGCTTTCGAGAGGTTCTTCGGTTTTAAACTAGATGAAAATGTAAGGAATATTCCAGCACTTCAACCCGAGTTAAGAGATGAAGCTGCCTATTATAGCAGTCTTGTTAACGGAGGAATATTAACGCCGAACGAAGCACGGGAGGCACTTAGGTTTGAGAAGATTGACGGATTTGATACACCGAGAGTTCCTGCAAATATTGCAGGTTCAGCCGCAAATCCAGAGGAAGGTGGGAGACCGACAGAGGACTCACCGATTGAGGAAGAATTATGACAAAAAATATGATGCTAAAGGCTTTATCAGAGTTCATCGAAAGCAAAGGTGCTGACACGATGACACTGGCAGAGTATAAAGCGGAAGGCAATGATGTTCCTGTAAGAGATTATTTACTACGCAGGAAATTTGGATCATGGAATAGGGTATTAGCGGCTGCAAAAGCAAGGTTCCCTATGACTGCACCAGCGCCTGCTCCTGAACCCACGCCAGCCCCAAAGGCTGCGCCGAAGGCGAAGAAGTCGGCTAAAAAGGAGAAGTAACGATGGAGAAAATTTTTCATTGGGCAAACTCTTTCAAAACATTAGGCGAAGCTGATGATGGGGGACTGGATATTAAAGGATCAGCCAGTACCAACGCAATGGATAGAGCTGGAGATGTTATTGAACCAGGTGCTTGGACAAAAGGTGGATTAGATAATTATAAACAAAATCCAATCCTTTTATTCAATCACAACTATGACCGACCTATTGGTCGTGCAAAAGAATTAAATGTCAGTGAGAATGGCCTAGATATTACAGCACGTATATCTAAGTCCGCTGGCGAAATTAAAGATCTTATTAAAGATGGCGTTCTTGGAGCTTTTTCTGTTGGTTTCAAAGTCAAGGACGCTGATTATATATCAGAAACCGACGGATATAAGATAAAGGACGCTGAATTATTCGAAGTGTCTGTAGTTTCGGTTCCTTGTAACCAAAACGCAGTCTTCTCTGTATCTAAATCATTTGATACAATGGAAGAGTACAATAAGTTCAAGAAAGACTTTATAAAGACTAACTCAACTGAGGAAATGACTGAAGTTGAGCAGTCAAGCGAGGCGAGAGCCGACAAAACGGAGACTAAAATGTCAGAAGAAAAGCAAACTCCTGAAATTAGCCCTGAGTTCGACCTAGATGCATTTGCAAAAGAAGCAGCTGAAAAAGCTGTAGCTTCTTACGCAATGAAACAGGCTGAGCTTAAAGCCGCTGAAGAGAAAGCAGACGTAGAAGCAGCTGAACAAGCCGCGGAAGCAGAAGCCGTACAAAAAGCAGCAGACGAAGCTAAACAGACGGAACAGAAAACCATAGTAAGAGCAGTTACTAGCGGTGCTGAAACATTAGTCAGGGACATAGAGACCCGCGTAAATGAAAAGCAAGAAGATCTAGGACAAGTAGTCCGTGAACTTCAAGCTGAGTTGAAAGAGAGATCTGAAGACATCATGAATATGCGTGAATCTAAACGAATCTTCGAGAACAGACGAGGCGTAAGCGATTGGAAAACAGCATTTGCTGATGACGTCGTTGATGCTAAAGTTCTCGGACTAGCAACTGGTCGTGGATACGATACAGATTTAGCTAAATCTACAATGGAAAAAGTTAACGCACATAGTGGTGTTGGCGTTTCATCTGCAGATTTCGAGCAAATTGTGTCTACAAATGTTGAAAGGGATATTCAAAACGAATTAGTTTTGGCTCCTCTATTTAGAGAAATCCCCATGTCAGCAGCGAACATGATAATTCCTATCCTTCCAGATAGTGGTTATGCAGAGTTCACAGGCAACCAGACAGCTACAGGATCCAGCCCTCACGGTAACTTAGCACAAACAGGTGATACTTATGGATCACCATACGGTGGTGTTGATCTAGCAGAGAAAACTCTCACAACTAAGAAATTGATTTCACAATCATACTTAGGAAATGAAACAGAAGAAGATGCAATTATGCCTATTCTTCCGTTGATCAGAGAGTCAATCGTAAGATCTCACGCAAAAGGTATTGAAAATGCACTCCTATTAGGAAATCATTCAACTGGTGTATATACATCAGGAACGTTTGATGGTCTAGTAACCATGGCAGCAGCTGATAGTGATCAAACACAATCAACTACAGCCGTTGCAACCGATACTGTAACAGCCGCAGAACTCTTAAGTTTGAGAAAAAATATGGGTAAATACGGAGTTAATCCTAACGACGTAGTTTATATAGTATCTCAAGCAGTGTACTTCCAACTATTGGAAGACGCAGAGTTCCAAGATGCTAACCTAGTAGGCGATATGGCTACTAAACTTAATGGTGAAATTGGACAGGTATTTGGATCAAAGATTCTTCTTTGTGACGAGTTCCCTGCACAAGCAGCCAACGGGTTTGGAGCGATAGCAGTTTATCCTAGAAACTATGTAATGCCAAGATTACGTGGTGTGACTCTAGAGTCAGATTACGAAGTGGCAAATCAGCGCAGAGTACTTGTTGCTTCACAAAGAATTGGGTTTGACGATTTAATCGCAGGCGCAACTTCCAAGTGGGCTTACAAATACAAAGCTAGTTAATAGTTAACAATTTTGTGGTGGGGGTTCGCCCCCACTACAATATTTTTTGAGAAGATTATGACAGATTTAGTAACAGTTTACGAATATAAGGACGCAGAAGGCATGAGAGGCGAGAAGGACGACGATCGTCTTGGTGTTATTGTCCCTCAAGTTAGTGATCTTGTCAAAAAATATTGTGGCACAACATTTATTGATTACTTTAGTACTAATAAGGTAGAGACCTTTTCAGTACGAGATTTATACACTCAAGTACTAATTATGAGTGAAAGTCCAGTAACAGCAATAGATAAAGTAGAAGAAAGAACATCATACTCAGGAGCATATAGTGAGTTAACTACTGGTAATTACGAGTATTACTTCGATAGCGATGCAGATGCTGTAATAAGAACTACTAAGAACGGAGAAAGAGCAAGTTGGGCAAAAGGCGAAGGAGCAGTTAAAATAACTTATAATGCTGGATATAGCGCTACACCCAAAGATTTACAATTAGCAATCTTTGACTTAGTAACTTACTACTTAAAAGATGAGCATAAACAAAGGCAAAGTCTTGGAGGAGCAAGTATGCAGAACCAAGGCACTTCAGGAATCAGGACGAGTACTGACTTTCCAGATCACATCAAAAGGGTACTAGATTTACACAGAGTTGTGATATGATAAGAGCCGCTAGAGACTTTTTCGTAGGCAAATTTAAAGTAGATACTACGCTTAGAGAACAGTCTTTTACTACTTTCGAACATAAAGTAATAATTAAGAACGAAACTGTTGCAAACTTGATGACAGCAGATTTAAAAAGAATTATTATTAAACTTAATGATTACATTGCGGCACACCCAAAAGGTGGGGGGAGAAGACCCATCAATTGGAATGAGCGGGACGTTAAGAAATATATACGCAGTAAATTTAAAGATGATTTTTGTGGCGGAGAAAATGGCGATAATTTTAAGCGATGGTATAATACTCTAAATAAGCAAGGTGGTGGCTCTAAAGGTCCGCGTCTTGCAGTAGATAAGTGGGGTGT